AGTTGACGATGCGCAAGGCAAGCCCGTTTTGGTTGCATGGACGTTCAAACACGACAGAGACAGAATAATGAAGTACCTTAAAGCATACGAGCCCAAGGAACTCAAGGGAAACGCCGAAATAAAGGCGTGGAACGAAGGCGGGATACGCGTTCTGCTGGCCCACCCCGCATCAGCCGGGCACGGGCTGAACCTTCAGGCAGGCGGCAATATAATCGTTTGGTTCGGCCAGACATGGAGCCTCGAGCTATACCAGCAGTTCAACGCGCGCCTGTACAGGCAGGGTCAGAAGAGCGCCGTCATCATACACCACCTTATTGTGGGGCACACGCACGATGAAGACGTCATTGAGGCGCTTAAATTGAAGGACATCACCCAGGCCTCTCTGATGAAGAGCATCAAGGCGAAGATAAAGGAGTATCTAACATCTTAATAACATATAAAATGGAAAGAGCAATAGACACACAGGTCGGTGGCGACCACTACAGCAAATGCGCTATGCAGCCCTACGAATACATTGTGAAGGGCAAACTGACCTTTACGCAGGGCAACATAGCGAAGTACATCACCCGACACAAAAACAAGAATGGCAAGCAGGACATCGAGAAGTGCATACACTATGCACAACTTGGTAAAGAGTATAACGATGTGAACACGTCTGTTGATTTGGTCTTGACGTCAGCGTACTGCAAGGTTAACGAGCTGGACAAGTATCAAACAGCCGTTTTGAATGCGAACGCTGTGGGCGACTACGACAGAGTAATCAAACTTTGCAAGAAAACGATTCACGAACAATACGACTTACAACTAAAGAAAAGATGAAAAAGGAACTACTATCCGTTGCGAGCACCGTTTTAGGTGTGGTTTACTCGCCCGTATTTCTGGTTGGCATAATCTTAAACATTCTGTCACGCCTGGTCCTGGGGATATCCTATTTTATGCTGCTCAACAAGCAGTACGGCATTGACGTACTGAAGGGGTTGAAGAAGCTCATCACGTCTTAAACAAAAGCGTATGAAGGAGAGTGATATATTAAAATTGCTCGCTGAGGTAACTCCCGCTGACCTTGACGCCGTTATGGAACAAGAGAGGCGGGAGTTAGTTGATTTGGCTCCCGATGAGGGGCTAGATACCGATAGGGCGTGGGGTTGGGAGCGGATTTCCCCGGACAGCATGGAGTGCCGTGCGAACTTTAAGTCCATAGCGGCCAGCTCAAGGGACGCGGAGGCTATCCGGCAGGCCCGCGAAAAGGCCAAGGCTGGCAGAATGGCAGCCAAGCGGGCCATCGTAAACGAGGCTCTCCAGTCTGATACGCTGAAACTGAGCGCGCCACTGAGTGTTGCCGACAAGCGAAGGGCTATCGAACTCTATACGGATAAGTACACGGAGTGTATGGAGAGTAACCAAAAATATGCTCTACGGCTTATCGAGGCGGCGTTGCGGAAAGCCATACCAACCGATTTGCTGAACTGCTATGCCAAATATCCGATGAGCATACCGACTATGCCGGGATTTGACTACCACGCGGGCAAGCTGTACGGGAAAAACGGCATTATGCGAGTTGAACCTGACATACCTCTGTATTTTAGGCCGAGCGACTGCCAGGGCATACTTGAAAATATGCTCACCGATACGGGCAAACGCGCCGTGGACCGAAGCGTTGCCAACTATACGAAGCACAAAGAGGCACGGGCAAGGCAGGAGGTCAGGCTGGCCAAGTCGCTCGTAAGATGCAGGACCTATATGGACCTTCTTAAATACAGCCCTGAGCTGTATAAAATGCTGGCCGATGATAAAAAAGTGTGATTTTATTTTGCTGGGCTGAAAATCTTTACTAACTTTGTGGTGCAAACAGAACAAAACGGCCTATGAATAAATACGTTAAATACTCAACGAGTGGTTGCGGTCAGTTGCATGGCCCTTGACCAAATATTAAAAAGCCTCGGCGTTGAAAAGGAGGTGAAGACAATCCTACTTGACGAGGTGGACGATGCAGAAGAACACATAGAGAGGTACGGCATCAGACGTGTGCCAGTCCTTCTCAAATTGGATGAAAACGGCAGTGAGGTGGACCGCATAACTGGTCTCGTGCCACTGCCGGAGTATAGAAAATTCTTTTTCACGAAATAGAAATAAGTATGAGAAACGCAAACCCGGAACCCGTCTTGTACAAGCAGGACGGAACCATAAAGGCCTTAAAGGTCAGTCGGCGCATAAAGGAGCATGAAATAATGAGCATACTCGGATGCAAGGAGCCTGTGCGTCTAAAAACCAACACCCCCGGTGTCGGGGTGATTACGTGTAGCGAGAACTACATAAAGAAGGGCACCCGCCTTAACAAGCGCGTATACGCCGAATACGGGCAAGTGGTGTTCGGAGACGCCATTATAATACAAATATGGAGAATGTAAAAACAGCAATATGAAATTATCAGAAGGACCAAACAGCGTACAATTTAAGGGTAAGATTATCCCGGATGGGTGCGGATCTTATGCTAGCACGTCTATGGAGTTCTTTCGCGGACCGCTGCCCAATATGAGTAGAACCCTGAAAGTTGGCTGTACAGATGCGGCGGTTAACGATGGGGGCCGCCTCCGACTGCTAACGGGCACAGAATGCTTACGGCTGATGGGCGTGAGAGACTGCGATATACCAAAAATCACTCGCGTAGTGCGAGAGGCACAACAAAAAAAATTGGCTGGGAACAGCATCGTATGCGATGTTATGTCAGGCATATTTACAAATCTATTCTTGACCGAAGATAAAAATGATGCACTCTCAGACTTGTGGTAAGACTAAAATTCTAACAGGATATGTGGTTCCCAAAAAAGAAGTCTAACATACTCGAAAATATGCTCTGCCAGCTGAATGACGCTCTTGGCGGAGCATATTTCTCATTGGCTATCGAGGGTAGCGGGTACGTGCTTATGCCCATCAGTGACAGATACACTGAGCTGGCCGTTCTGTCACCTATCCCGTTTGCCCAAATGAAGATGTACCTCGCCGGTTTGACGCGGGGTATGAAGATATGTGAAAAAGGGTAGCAAAAATTTGCTACTATAAAAATTTACTGCTGCTTTTGCACATAAAACATAATTGCTAAATAGAATGAAAAATGAAAACTACGGCCCTAACATCAGGGCTATTCTGAAAAAGAAAGGCATCACCCAGGCTGAGTTGGCCCAGAAGGTCGGGCTCAAGTGCTGCACCATTTCACTTCTGCTTTCCGGACAGAGAGGCTTCACGGAGAAGACGCTAAATGCCATTCTCAATGCACTCGGGGTTAAGGAAAGCGACCTCGACAAGGACTGCATGTCAGCGGCTGCCCGCCGGTACGCCAAGCAGATACCAAACTTTAATATAGATAGTTTTAAGGCGGGCATACAAGCGGCGAAGGAGGGCCTGGTGTAATGGCACTCACATACGCGACCACTCTCTCGGCGGGTCTTGACCTTCCGCTCAAGAAGGGCTTCACGCTGTATCCGCACACCAGGGAAACGGTACAGCTGGACATAAATGTCAGTGACATAAAGACCCCCGAGGGCTATTGTCTCGGCATTCTGCCCAAATCGGGTTTAACATTCAAGCACGGCCTACAGGCGTTCCCGCGCAATATCGACATCCGTTGTGCAAACCCCGTTGAAAAAGTGCTTGAAGTCACTTTGATAAGCTACTCAAACGAGCCGTACACCTTCGAGGACGGACATTCTGTAGCACAACTGGTGGCTGTAAAGAACGAGAAGCCCACCGTAGTCCCCCTACAGGTTTCCAGTGAGGTTGTTATCCCGCCAGGTGAGTACAGAAGCGCCCTTACGCAAAGGGTTGTGCTGGAGCACGACCAATGTGCAATAGTATATCCCGCAGATGCTGAACCTATCAATGGCGTTGTGGTAAAATTCGGCCTCGTAGACGCCAATTTTGAGGACCCTATTAGTGTATGTCTCTACAACGAAACAAGCCACACAATTACTATCAGTGAGAATACTACGGTGGCATGTGCCGTTATCCGCAAGTTCGCACATATTGAGGGATTTCCCGTCACAGAAAAAGAGCGGGGCCGTAACGGCTTCGGCTCAACCGGTAAATAACAATATAAGATGATAGTATCAAAATTAAGACAACTGACCGGCTGGGACATCGTAAAGGAGGCCGCACTCGACACAATCGGCAAGAAGCCCGTTACACCCCAGCCTACGAGCGAGTGGAAACGCCACATGCTTATCGCAGAGCACTCGCCTATCAGAATGCTTCAGTACAAATGGAGGTGGGAGGCTATCAAGACGTGGGTCACCACCCACTTCGTAAGGCACCACGAAGGTGTTGAAAAGTTCGTTTCTACACAGCGCACAGACCGAACGGGCGTGAGCCGTGACGAACTGCCACAAGGCTCTCTAAACTCAATGTCTATGACGGCTAACGCGCAGAGCCTCATAAATATCAGCCGCGTTCGGCTTTGCAAACGCGCCTCTCTTGAGACGCGCCAGGCGTGGGAGGCCGTAAGGGACGAAATAGCCGGGATAGACCCCGAAATGGCTCGGGCTATGGTGCCTAACTGCATATACAGGGGCTTCTGTCCCGAGCGCTCGAAAATCGCCACACAGGACCACTGCTGTGGATATTGCGACACAGACGAATACAGAAAGGCGCTCACGGCCTATCGGGACGTGTAAGCGGGCAACAAGAAAGCCGCATAACTTAATAGGCTATGCGGCTTTTTTTTCGTTATCATGTTATCGCCTTAACTTTCTGTAAAGGTAGGCGGCCACTAAGAGAAGGGCCAGCAGAATGAACATAAAAATCGTAAAATGCGCACCTCCCGACTCGGCAGCCTTCTGCTCCTCCATCACAAACGTGCCGTGCCTTTCCAGCCTAACGCTGTCTGTCACGGACCGCCCTACGGACGTTTGAGTGATAGTTTCCATTACAGCCGCTTTAGACGCTGTCTGGCTGGCTTTTTTGGCCGTTATGATATAGTCAACCATTTGGCGGCCGGAAGAGGTTGTATCGGTCTTAAACGCCACCTTCACCAGTTCCACATCAGAGGTTTGGCAGAAAGCGCTGTCAACCGTATAGGTTCGGTACACGCTGTCAGCCTTGTACCCCTCATTTCTATAATACACGGAGTCCGTTTCCGTTTTGGCTAACGACCTCCTCGCGCTACAGCTCCCCAGCAGGGAAACCACCGCGACAAATAGTAGTAATGCTAGTTGCTTCATAGGATGAAATGTTTAATGCTGGTCCAACTCTTTTCTAAAGGACTGAATACTGAACGAGGGGCATGCCTTGTTGGCGAACTCGTTATGGCAGTGCACCTTGTCGGCGGTTAGCCCGTACCGTTCCATCAACTCCCTAACAAGCGACACAAGCGCGGCCTTCTGCGCTGATGTGCGGGTGTCCTTCGGACGCATCATCGCGTCAACCCCGCCAATATAGCATATCCCGACAGAGTTGCTGTTGTGCCCTTTCGTGTGCGCGCCTATCATGCTGAGCGGACGCCCCGGCACGACAGTCCCGTCCAGTTCAACCACGTAGTTGTAGCCGATGCACTTCCAGCCCTGCTGGCGGTGCATCCTGTCTATGTCCTTCGCCCTTACATTCCCGCCCTCGGGCGTGGCCGAGCAGTGCAGAATGATTTCCCTTATTATCTGCATATCAACATCAGTTTATTTTGTTAGCTATTATATCGGCTATTACGTTCATGAGGAAGTCTTTGCCTTCGTCCCTTTAATCGTTTCGGCGAGCTTTACATCACCGATAATGGATTGAAGAGGGTCTGCCTTCCTCTCAGTTATTACCGCCTCGTTAAGTAACTGAACCGCCTCGTTAAGTAACTGAACCGCCTCGTTAAGTAACTGAACCGCCACGTTTATATACTTGTCCTTGTCTATTAAGTCTTCAAGGATTTTTACCACATCTTCTGTCGCCTCAAATTCAACCTTCATACGCAATTTGTTTTCTACAAAAATAAGGATTTGGCGGTAAAAAGACCTATAACGTGTTAAACAAACGGCTATTTTCTTAACACAAGAATTGAACGTGTTACAAGAATGGCTATTTTCTTAACACGAAAGGTTACACCGCCTTCTTTCAGTTAACAGCCAAGAAGCCAACCTGTTTATTCTTAAAATAGTTATAGCCTACTGTATTAGGGTGCAAATTATCACTGGCTATATAAGTCGACTTCGTTATTGGGTTTATATCAAATTCAAGGAACTGATTAAGATATGGAATGCCCCATTTTTCTGCGACTGCTATCTGCCCAGCAACATACTTAACAAGTGCTCCTGGGTGCTCAGATTTAGGATTATAACCTCTCTCGTCTGTGCTCATAGCACGAATAGACGTAAACAGCATTATCTTAGCGGTCGGCTGATAATTAAGAATTCGATATATGCAGTAGTTCATCCCTCCGCATTGGGTGTCAAGTATATCTACTCCATTCTCATCAGTGTCTCCATTTTGATAGGTTGGTGCGCTAAAGCTACTATCAATGTAATAGTTCTCGTTTCCAATATAGTTAGCACCTCCCCAAAAGTCGTTTGTTGATGCCCATAACAGCCATATATCGTAAGTGTTTCCGCTTGCTATTGCCCTATCAACCTGACGCATGATATTATTTGTCCCATTTCCAGTTGACTTCCTGAAACCTGCGCCACCGACTCCATAATTGGTTATAGCTAGTCCCAGCTTACCACGCCAGTAATCTTTTGCCGTATTAGATGCAGGAATAACAGAAAATGACCCTCCAAAAACGGCAAGAGTTTTGCCATAATTAGGTGCACTGTACCATCTGTATAGATATGAGCTTATAATCGTGTTAAAGTTTCCAGCAATTTTTATTTCCGTGCTAATTTTGCATGGATTATTCGTATTGCAGATTGTTCTTATGTACTTTGCCGTAGCAGGCACGTCTATATTGAGAGTTACAGGAGTGTCTTCGTCATGTCCTGAATAAATAGCCGAAATCAGGTCTTTGTTCGTGTCGTACAAGAATGCGCAATTCCAGCCACTATTATACACACCTACAGCGTCCTTTACTGTCACATTAGATATTCCATCTGGCAATTCAACGAAATCACTACAACTTCTCGTCGTAGAGTCTTTTATTGTTATACCATCGGCACTCAGATACCCTGAACTATATATCGCATTAAGCTGAATTTCATCTTTTACATTAAGTTTTGCGACTATTTCCGTGCTAATTTTGCATGGATTATTCGTATTGCAGTTTGTTCTTATGTACTTTGCCGTAGCGGGCACGCCTATATTGAGAGTTACAGGAGTGTCATTGTCATGTCCTGAATAAATAGCCGAAATCAGGTCTTTGTTCGTGTCGTACAAGAATGCGCAATTCCAGCCACTCTTATACACACCTACAGCGTCCTTTACTGTCGCATTAAGTATTCCATCTGGCAATTCAACGAAATCACTACAACTTCTCGTCGTAGAGTCTTTTATTGTTATACCATCGGCACTCAGATACCCTGAACTATATATCGCATTAAGCTGAATTTCATCTTTTACATTAAGTTTTGCGACTATTTGCTCAGCATTAGCCATGCGATTTTGAATAGGCTTTGACCTTACCACGGAATAATTAATGTTATTCGTAGTATTGATTATAAGTTTGTCAAATGTTCCGTCACACGTAACTGAGTCGTATACCTCCGTACCGGCAGCTTCGGTAGAAACACCGACAATCAAATTACCTGAAACCTTTGCATAGCATTTAGCTGATATGTCGCTTTTGAGGTGATATTCAATCAAATCACCTTTTGAAACTTCTATTATGGTACAGTCCATTGCGCTATTAGTTTCTGCATCTGGGACTTCTGCACCTTGCGTTGTCGGTATATACTTACCAGATTCAAGAACGACTTTAGAAAGCTCGTTCATTTCATTAATTTGTTTCTGTGTTTCTCCTTCCTTCCCAGCCGCCCTTGTAGCCTCTGCGGCGATGGCGGACTCGAGGGAGGCATCTGCCTGCTGGCGGGCAGTGGACTCTGTAGCGATAAGCGAGTTCATAGCACTCGTTAACTCGGCCGTCGTCGGCAAATCAATTTTTGTAGATGACCACGCCGTGCCGTTCCAATACAGCACGTAGCACGACCCGTCAAGTACAAGCGCGCCGAAGTTGGTGTAGGTGCCGGCCTGTGTGGCGAAGTAGTACACAGGCCCGTCCGGAGTGCCAGGATTAGTGGATGGCGTGGCCACTCCGGCAAACGAGGCGAAATTGCCAAGGTTGCTTATAATGTTCAGCAGTGCGTTCTGTAGCACCTGCCCGGTTATCTCCCTGTTGCCATTCGCGTGTATTACTTCCCGAACGGCGTTACTCAGTACGTTCCACTTCGACATCGTCCTTATTCTTTAAGTAATTAATAATGGCCTCTGCCTCTTTCGTACTCGAGGCCTTGATTATCATTCTAAACACCTCCGGTATATTCGCCGAGGCTGATTTCTTTTTCGCTGAATGTTCAAGTACAGACTTGCCTTCTATTAATAGGATTGCTACCGTACAAATAATTGTAGCAAACGGCAATGAATAAAAAGGAAGTAAGAACCCAAGGCAATCAAACATCAGCGTGAACAACAGTACACGCGCATAGTCACCCGCCTTGATAACCGTGTTGCGGTACTTGTGCGACTCCAGCTTTTCGCCTACTAATATAGCAGTTTTTCTGGCATCCCACAAGTCTATCAGACATGCGAGGACCATAAATGCCCAACATAATACGATTACTGCTACTCGTGTTGTCACGAAGAAACCAAGGGCATCCCATTGTCCGTTTTCGATTAGGTCAAGCATATTTGTTCCAGTCAATTTTAATGTTTTTACCGATTGTGTCTGATAGCCACCTCATAAAGGGCATGCCTTCATAGCCGTCAATGTCGTCTGCCACCTTTATGGCATACTTCAAACACCATTTCTCGGCATCGGGCAACCCCTCATAAAAGCCGTCAGCGTAAGCCATATTGGCAAGATAGCACATATCCGCAACTGTGCAGTGGTTGAGGTTAGCGGCCTTTAATCCGTACATACTCAAAGTAGTCTCAAAGCTCTCCGGTGCCCAACGGTGTGAAGTGCCGTCGCTATTCTGCATATTCTTGCAGGCCTCAGCCGCTAGACTGTCCGTGAAATGAAAGCCGTTCTTTTTAATGTAGTTGAGATAGCCCTCAGAAGACATTTCTATGCGCGCTATATTGTTATATGTGTCTACCTTTTTTACCCCGGCGGGCTCCTTTTCCGGCGCCTCACATTTTTGCTTGCCGGTCGTTGAATATATAATCGCGTACATTTATTTCTTAAATTCGTTGATAAAATCGGTGATACTCGATGTCAGGTTCTGAAGCGAGGTTTCCAATTTCGTAAAGCGAGCATCTATTTCCTGACGCTCCTTCTGTGCAGGGTCGTATTGGCTTAACAGTGCAGTGCACTTCGCAATACAATCCTTGTGGTACTCAGTTTTTGAAAGGGCTTCCTCTGAAATCATTCTGTGGCTCTCAATCTCTTTTAGAAGAGCCTTGAGGTCACACGTGATAACGCTGTCAGGCGTGTAAGCCAATTCATTTGTGTCATTTACGGTGTAAGACTTTTGGTCCTCAGTCACTATGTCCACTACCATTTTAGGCGATGGCGAAAATGTATTGGGGACTGTCTGTCCCTGCGACAACTCCAAGTGGGATGGACTTACTGACACAATTTTACTAGCCTCTACCGTACAGTTGGCCCTGTTAAATGTATAAAGGACCTGATTTATTTTAGCATCTTTAAAAATCATATTGTTATTAGCTTTTGAAAGAACAGCTATGCGGCATAGTAACCGCATAGCTATCATGAAATTGGTTACTCGGATTAGCCGTTAGATGAAGCCTTAGCGACGCCCTGACCAGCAATCAGCGAGGCAATGTACTGGTTTTGCATAAGCTGAGAGTTTTTGAACTTCTCATCTTGCAATGCCAAAGCTGTCTCTGCCTGCCAGTGACCATTCAGCGCATCAAGAATACGCTGAGTGTTGGCCGTTCCGCTCTCCACAATCTCGCACTTGTGCTGCTGGAGCTGATAACCAAGGTTAGTGATAGCCTGAGTTACAGCTGATGTGTTCTGGCAGTTTTGTAATTGAGACTGCGCTTGGAAAGCTTCGATGTCACGACCGAGCGTGTTTGTTTGGCGCTCAATCGCCAACTGGCTCTGATAGCCCTGCTCCAACACAGCAGTCTTCATATTGCAGCAGCACTCCTGCAGCTTTGAAGTGATAGCGGCGTCTCCGGCGCTCACCGCATTGATTACACGTTCGGAGGTGAAACCTACCTGACCGCCAACCTGCTCGATGGCCGAGCGCACGTTGCAGAGGGCGGTGCTAAGTTGGTTAAAGTCACAATTCAGTGAGCTCGCAAGTGTGTTGATAGCATTCGCGTTGCCACGCACGGCATCAAGCGTAATGGTAGAGAGCTGGTTGTCTCCAATCTGTTGGCGAAGTGAGTTAATCTGGTTCATTAACTCATTTGCCTGATTGTTTCCGCCGAAGCCGCCAAAGCCGTTACCTCCGTTGAACATTGACATCCATACCGAGGTACAGGAACGGGTTGTTCCAGCTACCACCTCCGAGGCCGCCATTCATCAAAGATGCTGCGGCCAATGAGTTGCTGAAGTTGTCACTCGGCTTGTCAAAGCACATGATTTTCTCAATTCCTTCCATAAATATAAAATTTTAAAATTAAAGGGATTCGCTTAAATAGTCATCGTTATAGCCCTTATCGAAGTCCTCGGCCGGTAAGGCTTGCTCGAAACCTCCGAAGTTTACGATTATGTTGTCCACATCGAACTCAAAGTTAACGGAAGCCAAGTCACCTTGCTCCTGCCAATTCGGCTCCATCCCGAATGTAAGCGCGTCATACTCTTCGCCCAAAGAGCGGACAACCTTATGCGAGCATAAGCGGACCAGGCGAAGGGCATCGCACATGTACTCAGGTAAAATAGCCGAGAACTTATATACCTTTTTAGAAACCTGACTTTCTATGAAGGTATACCCGTACCGCTGTGTAGCCTCCTCGTCAAACGCATACTCGGGCTTTCCGAGTTCGGTCTGTAGATACACCTTAAAGTGGAAGCCGTTGGCAAAACTCACTTTGCCGTTTTTGAGCACAAAGTCCTGCTCAGGGTTCCAGTACTCAATTTCCAAACAGCTGTCTACGTTGTGCATGAAGCACATAACCTCAGAATAGTAGTGCGTACCACTTAGGTTAAGGTCAAGATAGTACTCGCCCTCTATTCGTACTGACGTGGTAGAAAAGTGGCCCAAATACTGAAAGACTGTTCCGTCAACCGTATAGGACTCCCCCGATAAAATGGACGTGACATCTATATCAGGGGCGCCGGATACACTCTTCAAAACAGCGCTTACAAGACTACCCGATGCGACCAGCTGAAAGGCCGGAACGACATTTGCCAAAGTTATAAGTGGCGCTACATGTCCGTAGGCATACGTTTTAAAGCGCTCCTGCTTCCCAAGAGTGTCGTAAAACTTCAGTGGTGATAAACATATAGGGTTCGCCATTTTACACTATCTTGAATGATTATACAAATATACGAAATTTTAATACTGTTTAACACCTGTTAATAATTAATCACGGTTCAAAATCAACAGAAATGTCTGTCATTCTTGTCGATATGTTAACCGATAGGCTGCCTACACGGCCGGGCGCATAGTGGGCGTCAGTACCAACAAGCCCGTACGGGTCGGGGTCGGACTCTGTCTGCGTTCGGACTGTCTGCTTCTTAAATTGCTTGTACCCTAGACACAGTCTCGTGCCCCCGTAGTCAAAGGACCAGGCGATATGGAGTGCAGATGCGTCATACTCATACAGCCAGCTGTTGACTATAAGGGACATCATTGAATTGTTCACATAGCACTTCCTACGTATTATCTGCGTTCCGTCCCGGATGTAAAAACTACCTATATGCACTGTATTGTCCTCGTTGTACACGCTGAGAAGTGCGAACCCGTCTTTGTTAAACTCATTCGGGCTGAACAACATATAGTCCAAATCGGGATTAAAATAGCTTATGGTAACCGTTTCTGTCGAGCCGTCCTTCGCGTACAGACTTTTCATATCCATAGACATGCCCTGCCCCATTGCATCCGTTACGGTGTCTCCCCATTCAAATTCGTACCGCTGTACAAGTTCCGATGTATCATACGAGATTGAAGACTGCGCGTATATGGCATTCTTCTTACTGTGCGCATCCGTATGGGTTGTGAGGTCGAGCGCGGCCTGCGGCGTGTCATACGTACCGCCACTTTTAAAGTAGGATACGTGCTCCAGACGCAACCTCTTCTGCCCGTCTATAAACCAGTACACCTTAAACACTTGCTTAAGCATTGTCATAACCTGTTTAAGCGATATTTCAGCCTTCTTTGCCGCCTCACTATAAGTAGCCGTAAGCACGTTACTCTTCGGGTCAAGGACGAGTCTGCGCGCCCCCTTCACAGCAAATAAGAACGACAAATCGGGGTCATAGAAAAATCTGCTGTACTCGGTGGTGTTAGAGAATGTGACGTCCGAGCCAATTTCCGTAAGTAACCGCTGTATTACAGTATGCAAGTCATACGCATCGGTATGCTGGACTTCCTCGTACAACTGCGATATGTACGTCTCGTACCGGTCCTCATTAAAAGCCAGCCAGTGCGACACGTTTATCCACGTGGATTTAGACAAAGGGACAGCCCAATGGTTCTCTTTGTCAGAGGCTATAAGTGGCGCCGCGAAATACTGCCCATAATCGTTCTTCCCGTATGCCGTAGGCTCGTTGGACAATGCACCGTTCGCCGAAATGACTAGGGTGCTGTCGGTATGGTTTCCATATCTCACGGGAGCATACGGGATAACCTTGCGGAAATTCTTACCGAGGCTGGCAAAATCATCGTAGGCCATCGGGTATATCGGCCTTCCGTCATCAGTAACGAGTTTCGTGCTGTCACAAACTATGCGGCCAAGCTCATACCGGTACGTGACTTTGGAGTCCAGATAGAACATCGCCGGCGTGTTCCCCTGTATCTGACTCGACATAGGCAATCCTCCTACCGCATCTTTCAAGTCCGAGTGCAGTCCGAGTAAGAAGCCCTCGGATTGGTCTAACGCGTAATATGTCGCCGTCGAATACAGCAATGTATCTGTTCCGCCCGCATTGACTAAATAGAGGTCGATGCGGTACACATCGTAAATTAGGGTGGATTGGAGGCTCACGACATTTACATAATTACCACTTATCGTATACCAGTATTGCGTGTCCGGCGGATATGGGCTTGGGTCTCCTATACTGCCCATTTTGACAAAGCGAATAGATGTGGTGACTGTTTCGGTAACGCCACCGCTCGTCCACTCATGTACGCTGTTCCACACGCTCTTGTTGTAAGATGCGTTGTACACGGCGTTTATAGGCGTGTTCGCAGTGGGCTCGTTTATTGTAACCTCGGCAACGGCACCGCCGAGCGAAAAATGGTACTTGTTGGCCAAATCTGGCAAACTGCTAACTGGTTCAACCTCTTCATCCCAGCACGTTGCCCCCATGCAATTCGTTACAACGTTGGCACCCATGACGTAAGCCTGGTACACCGCCCGCTTTAAAAATTTATAAGTCGTGGTCGGCGTCTTCATCTTTATGAGGTCGTACTTGTTGTCATACGCGCCGAGTATGGTATCATACAGGTCGTTCGCCTTTAACTTCGTCTCGGCCGAGCGTGCGAACAGGTTGAGTGTGCAGTTGGTCTTAAGGAACATGGTAGACACGTACAGACTGGTAGCCCCATCTACAGTCTGATACACGTCCAGCAAAAACTGCTCGTCTATCCACGCATCATTTATAAAGTCAAAGTCCTCCCGGAAAAATGACACTTTTCCGTCAAGGCTTATCCTAAACAGCTCTTCACCAGACTCCTTCTTGTATTTCTTGTACAGGTCCTTGTAATGAGGGTTGCACGGCCTAAACATATCGAGCATACCCTCTATTGTACTGCTATAGGTAGTATCGGCAAGGCGAAAGGCAACGTACATAAAAGAGGTGCCCGGCCCGCCTATCCTCGAGCCATTTGAAACCTCTTCCGATGATATAAGGTTCTTACTCATATCGTACAGATATGCGAACACCGTAGCACCCCCCGGAAACTCTATGTGGTCACCTATCTTGATGCAGCATGATGGCCTGTCGAGACTTATAAAGTCGGTACAGCTATCGTCACCCGAAACTGAAGTGATGGCTCCAGTTTCTGAGTCGATTGATATGTCATTGCTAAACGTAACGTCTAGCCGTTTTCCCAGAACAAAATAATTTGTTACCCTCATTTCACTATACGTTTAACATTGCCCTTGATTATCATTGTCGAACCGTTGCCCAGCGGTATAATTCTTTCGTCAACCCGCTTTCTAATAGCCTCTACGCTACTCTCCAGCCGAGAGACGTCTACCCGATTCTGGGTGTTGAATACAGCCTGTAGGTTCTCGCCCTTCTGAAACACGCTAGCATAGTGCTGTTCAAACACGCCTTTGTTAAGGCTCTCGATAATATCGGGAAGTACTTTACGATACCTGTGCGTGTTACGCTTGTTGATAATAGCAAGCGCCTCGCCGCCTTCGGCCCTCATATTCCGTCCCTCGCGGTTCCTGGTATGAAGGTCAATGTCGTTTCCAGATGAGTGTGAGCCGCCCTCCAAAAACTCGAGACCACCTTCGCCATATTTCTCTTGCTGAACCTTAGACACCTGCTTGGCCTTGACTTTAGACACCGCGAAAGATGCCCACATGCCAGCTATGGCCGCAATGGCGAGCGCCGGACCTACAGGGCCCATACCCGAAAACGTGCTCCACAGCTGGGCACTCGCCGTTACGAGAGACGAGGCCTGCGTGAGCGAGTTGATGGCCTCCTGGCGTCTCTGCGCCTGCTCAAGTATTTTAGCCTTCTTCTCCTGGTTCCGCTTTTCAAGTTCGAGGTTTTTCTGCGCGCTCGCCACGTTGCTCGCATATCCGTTGTTCCTCGCCTCTATCTCGGCATCGAGGACCTTCTGCGCCCTTTCGACCCTTTCGTCAGCCAGACGCTTCTGCTCTTCGGCCAACTCTATCTCGGCCTGCATTATGGAGTTTATGTTTTCGATGGTCTTTCCGACCACATCGTCCATAGCCGAAATGTAATCGTCGTCAAAGCCCATTTGCTGTAAGATACCGCCACCGATGCCGTTATCGCCTACACCCTTTATAAAGCCGGAAATGCCGGTGAGTTCTTTACGCTTCTGCAAATTACCCGCCACATTCGCATTCAGTGCATCAGCCTCGCTCTCCGACAAATTAAGTTTGCCATCATTATACAGCTCAAGTTTTTTGAGCATAAGTTTACGCTCAAAGTCAAGCTCCTCAACCTCTCTCTGCCGGCTCGACTTTTTACGGAGGTTGGCCAATTCCTGCTCGGCTTTTACCTCGAGCTGGTATTTCTTCAGCAGGTAATTGCCCTCATACAGAGCCAGCTGTCTGTTATACTCTGCCGATATCTTTCCGGGGTCGCTCTGCTTTGTCGGGTCAGCCAAGGTGTTGGATGCGAGGGCTATCTTCTTCTGCGCGATTATCCGTTCCTTTCCGATTCTAAACTCCTCATCAGAGAACTTATCGACTAACTTGGCCTGGCTATCCAGACCCCTTAGCCTAATTTCGTAGATTTCCTTATTTGACTCAGCCCACAACTTTGCCAGCTCTCGATTATACCACTGCGTTATTTCAAGGTCTCGAGCCGCTTGAGCCGCCGGGTCGCCCTCGTTCTCAAGATTTACGTTAGAGTATCTCCGCTTGTCTCTCTCATTGTCGAGCATCCCAATTTTAATATCGCGCTCACGGCCGATTGACTTTTCCATAAGGCTACCTGCCCCGCCTATCGAGCCCCGTTTAAGCATTTCCGTACGTAGCATCTTCTCATACGCTATTTCAGCCTTCAGAAATGCTACCCGCTTGGCCTCATTGCCCGTAATGGCATCTATCCAAGCGTTCTGCTCCTTGAGCTGCTGCTTTTGCTCGTCTGTCAGTGCCTTGTACCTAGAACCCAACCCTTTCAGATAACTCTCATTCTTGGCCCTTATGTTTTCAAGTCGCTTGAGGTCTACATTATATGCGTCCTCAGCCGCTTTTTCGCGCTTACCCAATTCATCTTGGTACAACTCGGTTTTAGAGCCTTCAAGTTTCTTATACAGCTCTACACTCTGCTGGTTAATTCGGTCTGCAAGGTCCTTCAGCTCCCTCTGTGTGCGGGTTTTCTCTGCTGCGTGGCCCTCTCCCTCATACGGCCTCAGTCCGGACTGCTCAAGTACCTTTCTCGCCTCCTCCTGCGCCTCGAGTTCAATGTCTATATATTTTTGTGCAGCCAACCGCAACATGTTTCCTTCGCCCTCGTACTCCAAGGCCCTCCTGCGGACTGTTCGCTCTAGGCGCTCTGAGAAGGTTCCCGTAGAGGAATAACTTCCGCTAAAGTACCCCGCCCCCGTATACAGATAGTCCATAAACCCAGGGCCCGACTCTCGTAACGTGCTACCCTCCATTTCTGATGTAAGGGCCTGCTTGAATTTCTCAGCCGCTATAGTGGCGGCCGCCGCTGCTTTAGCCCTCTGGTAAAGTGACTGACTCACGGCATCAAGTCTCTCATGCGAGGCGAACAATTCTTCAGCCTCGTTTACGTTCCTTATCGAGACGCCCAACCGTTCAAACAAAGAGGCGTTATGCTTTACCCACTTCGTCCTATCCGACTCCTGCAAATGGTCCCACTGGTCGGCTAGCTTGCTGAGGCTGGCCATATTCTTACCATAGCCCTCATCATTTTTATCTAGGGCCTTCGTAAGTGTCTCAAGCATTTCAGCCGAGCTCTCTATGGTAGTGTTAAAGCCCATCAGTTTGCTGATAGTGCTTATGATTTTATCGCCGTACATAGAAAAGGCGGTGATAACAAGCATAAGCACCGTCTGTAGGCCAAACAGTGAGCCTATAATGGTCTTGGTGATACTCGTAGTCTTCTGTCCAGCGGCTATCGCCTGCTCATTCGCCACCTTCATTTTCTTAATCTCGTCAATAACAATAGGTATGTTATTTGACATAGCGAGAAACAGGGTGTTTAGGCTAATGGCCGCTGACGGAAGTTCTCGAACTACCTGCTGTATCGAGTACCCCAAGCCATTCCACACCTTGTTGTAGTTACCTACCGACAGAGTATGGTTGCCAGTAGCCTCTTGCAGTTTGCGCATTTGCGTGTAAATAGCCAGCAACTGCTTTTCGGCCTCCCGTTTCGTCCGGAGACTGTCCTGGTCGGCAGCTGTCATGGCATTCACCTCGAGTTTTAATTTCCTATAGGCCGCAGACAGCAAGTCATAGGAATAGGCCTGTAACTTAGAGGTGTCGATGTTGTCAACACCAGCCTTCTTTTTCTGTATCTCCAGCTCAATATCGGCCTTTTTCAGAGCCGACACCTGCTTCAGTACAGACTTGCTCCTAAGAAGCTCACCGTATTCCTTAGACTGGGCCGCCGTCAGTTTCTCTTTAGTCTTCGCCAACTCGCCCTCAATTCTGTTGAGTTCTGTCATTTTGACAACGGTAGGCTTCAACTGGTCGTCAATCTTTTTAAGTTCGTCACGTGTTTTGCGGATTGTCTCCAGCATAACGTGCCCCACAGCAACGTCGTCCCGCTTGGTGGAACTTAGCGCTTTATAGTCACGAATGGTTTTTTCGAGCGTCAGCCTTAGCTTGTCATAGCTACCTATCCTCGCATCAATTTGTCTCTTCATTTCCACCGACGCCCTGTTAGTGTCGGATATCTGTGATTTCACATAAGCCAGTTGACGCCCCTCTTCCGTTTGCGCCTGCGCCAGCATCCTATAGGCCTCTTGAAGTTTGGACGTGGAAACAGCCGCCCTTTCGATGCTGGTCCTTCCCTGATTGGTAGCACCAGACGCACCTGAAAGTGCCTTACTTATACCCGCCGCATTTTCCTTAATGAGGCTTGCCGTGTCCACAAATGTCTTATTAAGGGCCTCGAGTTGACTGATTAGATTTGATATCGAGTCGTCAGCCGAAATGAGGTCGCTATATTTGATTTTCTCCTCCATTACCTTCTCCCTATTTGTTTACCGGTTTTACTCTCGGCCTCTATCATTTTCTCGATAGTTGCCAGAGCATTATAGTATTCAAGCACCGTCATATCCTTCGCCTTTAGCCCCGTTTTCTGACTTATAATAAGGCACGAAGTCTCGTACTGCTTGTTTGTAGTCACTTCAACCGACTCAGGTCCGATATACTTCTGTGGCTTGTATTTGGCAAACTGGGCATCGTCTATCGCCTCCACCGCCTTCTCATTATCCTTCCCATCAGTGATTTGTTCCAGCACTAAAAGAGTTCGCTTCTTTACAATGTCGTAACATTCCTTTTCCCTCGCGCTCACGAACACCGCCGGATAGTACGTTTCCAGCTCGGTACGAAGTTTTTTTTTACGAAATTCAAAAAGCCCTCTATCATAGAGGCGGGAGCCTCGTTTATCTTCCCCAGCAATTCCTTCAAGCCATCGTCCGACAGGTCGGTATTTTTAACCCCGCCAACAGAATGTACAAGGGCCGCAAAGGCCAAGTACTTCGGTGATACCTCAGACACGATTAGGTGCATAGCCTGCCTCATATTCTGTAGCTCGTCCATCGCTTTCTCCTTTTCGCCCTTGCTTATCATCTTGGCGACGTTTATGATTTTAGCGTCAACAGACTCTATATCCGAGCCTAGGCCAGCATCAATAAGTACACACTTGTTGTACTTTTGGAAGTTCACCACCGGCAGCTCATCGATGCTATCGTAGAGCTTCACCAGTTTTCCGTTTATGACATACTGTCTCATAATAGGTATCTTGTTATTGGCGTGGCCATAAAGGCCATTGGTAAATATCTGATGTCCCCCGTTGCGAGGATAGCACCACCCGCAACTATAAGGTTCACCCAAAAAGAAAAGCAAAAGTCGCAATCAACCGCTTTTGCTATAAGCGGCCAACCGGACACATCAGCTTCGTCCCTAATGCCGTCCCTTATCCCTGTCCGCGTAAGAAACAAGATGCAAAACGCTGAGAGCAGCGCCAAAATAAAAATAGACTGTATCAACATACTTCGTTAGCTATGATTTCAAATTCTACACGTATACCCGCAAACGGGTGCATAAAAAACTGCTTGTCTATATTCTGTATACCCTCAGACTTATATGAATAAGGGTTGTAGGCTCTCATGATAGAGTACCCATCATACAGCTTTTCAAGCGTCTCGTATACAGCGATGAGCTTAAACTTCCCATCTTCAACCAATCCTGGGGACGAAAGGACTGATAGTATCTCATTCTTAACCTCCTCAGAGTAGTTAGCCCTCGCATCTGCGAAGATAGTGTTTAAATCAAACCAAAACACTATTGCACCCGAAAATTTCAAATTCGTTTTTCCCGGGGTGAATATCGTTATTTCTTGAGGGTCATAGATATCGAACCAGCTGAAATTACCAAGAGTGTCCGACGGCATAAGGGACTCGTATTCACCATTGCCTACATAGGCGGCTGGGTACAAAACCTTATCCTCGCCCTGATACTCCGTTATTTTATAGCCCCTTCCGAAAGAATGGTTAAGCCAACTCAACCTCTCCTTCAATTTGACCTGTATGCCCTGAATAACCTTGTCCAACAATACGGGGTTATCCTTCATTGGTATCCTCACATTGTCCTTGAAATTATGCCTCATAAGTAATGCTTTATTCGTTTGATTAGTTCTGGCTTAACATAGCCCTTCAGCAGTTCTGCGATATTGTCCGGCGATAACCGAAGGATAGCCGACCCGTACTTAGCTTTAAGGTCCTTGGTCTTAACATCGGTAGCGACTATGTAAAATCCCTCATCGTCAGACTTCAGTCTAAAGGACCTATGAAAAGCCCCGGTATCCCGCAAAGTAACCCTATCGGTCGGCTGTCCCTTTTCACGCTTGATACGGATAGTGCCTATTTTATAGGGCTCGTAGGACGAAATGACCTCACCATAACCATTTATACCACGCTCATACAGCTGGTCGTTAGCAACCATATCTATAATCACATCCGAGTACTCCATGATTATGGCCCTCAGTTCCTCGTTTATCACGTCCCGAGAGGCCTTGACTCTCCGTATCAGGTTAGTTATCGCATTCATGTCAGATACTTCTGTATTTTATGCCACCATTGTTGCACGGCAGACACGCTCTGTCTATGCCCTCAAAAGTAAGCTCAATCGCCTTAAATGCCAAATCCAGCTGATAATTAAGGCCACTCTTCTTCATAGACGCGCTATCACCATCCAACTCGTACAACACTTCCGTCTTGCTGGCGTTGATGATACTTCGGTTAGCCCTCGCATTTGAGTTATATGCGAACTCTCGCAGAAAATCAGCGCCTACCTGCTTGGCCACAACATCGGCAAACAGATGCCTCTGACCGATAATGGTATCGGTAATGTCGCATGCCACCGTTATGTCAAGATTAATGCCGTAGTTGCTGGTGTACACGTAATTATTATCCTTCACGTCCCACATTGACAGTCCGTCTGTGGTATCAACCAACTCAGAATTTACATAGAACGGATGCACCTCAAAGTACTTGCTCCAAATCACCCAGCTCGCATAGTCGTTCCTCGAGCAAGTGGTGCAAGGCTCTTTAGACCAGTCCCTGTTCTTTTTAATCGCCTCGCTACCCACCGGTAGTTCATCCTGATTGTATACCACATACCAGCTGCCACCCGCGTCAATGGCGCTGTCCGAATATGGCAGGTAGACATCGTTAAGGGCAAACCACTCCATCGCATTGTCCTTCTGTTTCGTAAAGTGCAGAACCCTGTACGGCTCGGGAAGGCTGGAGTGCATAATGTACACGGTGTAGTCACCGGCTTTTGAGAACTGAAGACCTATTTTGTTAATCTTCGTAGTAATACCCTTAGCGCGAATGGGTACGAGTTCAAAACCGCAGACATTGCTTCGGTTCGGTTCCCTATCCACAATCCTACCGGTGCCGTCAAACAGAGTCTGGTTTTCAAACAGCATCTTGTACGTGCCCTTATTCAGCTTTTCGTTCACAAAACGCATAACGGCTTTGGCTATGCTCGCATTAGTCTTGTGGCGAAGCCAGTCTGAAAACAAATCGGTTTTCATCCAATACGTTATGTCCGACACATCGTGCCCGATACCATCCTTAATGGCCCTGTAAAGGTCGCCGCCTGACGTGACCAAATCACCTTTAACATAGTTAGCCGAACTCGAGTACGCTGGGAAGGTCATACCGTCAAAATTCGGAGCGACACTCGCCAAATTAGAGAGGGTCAGTAACGGATGCACCTGCTGAAAGGTCAGACCGGAGTCAGACCTTGTAAGGTCCTCGTCAATTCTCATATCAAGCGGGCTGTAATTCTGTTCCCAACCCACGAGGCCGGAAAGAGCCCCTATAACGTCCTTAATTCTTATCATAGTGCTGAAAAATAAAAAAAAGGAAATAGGGGCAGGGCTAATGCCCTGCCCCTATCTCCCAAAAGCCAACAGAAGTCCCGGACAAGCCGGAATTTATTTTAGCCGGACACCTCTTTGGTGTTGACCGGACTGGTGGTCGTGTTCGCAACGACAACGGTCTCACCGTAAACGGCGCCTACAGAGCCAACCTCAAACTTAATGACCGGCGAAGGAAGGGCCGGTACTGCGCTTGAGCCCGAACCAGTTGCCGCTGGGTGAGAGTTGTAAGATGTGATGAAAGCAACGTCTACCGCAAAGCCATAGTGCTCTTTCATTACGCGGTCCATGTCGGCAGAAGCGGCGCCAGCAATAGCGCTGTAATCGCCAACAGACTCGTAGTAATAAGTGCCGCACTGAATGTTCAGCACTGGGAGGGTAGCGATACCCCACTCGTGACCGGTACGCGCTGTAGTACCGTTCAAGCACTCACGCTCGAAGCGGGTTAGCACACCAAGCGAACCCTCGTTGACCGCAAAGCCCTGAGCGTAAACGTTCGCCTTTGGCGCGATGCTGTTCGAGAAGTGGAACACCTTGTCAGCCCACTCGTTACGCTTGTTCACGGAGTTGTAAATGTCTTTCTGAGCCAACTTCTGAACCATTGACTGCAAGCCTGCATCACCAATGATGTGCATCTGGTCAAAGAAGTCGTTAGAACCTGCCATAACACCGAGGTCTCCCAGGATATTCTCGCGCTGGTTCCAGTTAGCGCTCAAAATAAAGGTAGGGGTGCCACCTGTTGAGTCGAAGCTGTAAAGCAGCGGGTTCGCGATAGCCTGAGTCTTAGCCGAGTCAAGAGCTGTCAAGGCAGCGCTGTCAAGGGCCTTACCCAAAGCGTAAATGTTCTTCATCAACTTCTTCTCAAAGTCTTTCTGATAGCCGATTTCGTTGTTCATGTACAACGAAGGCACCATCGTGAAGCCAAAAGAATAAGTTGCGAAGGTTACCTCTACCAAAGCAGAGGTGTTCTCATCGTCAGCGATAGTGGCGCTGCGGGCGTTTGAAATGGTTACGCCCGAGTCGTAATTGATAACGGGCACCTGCAACTTAGGAGCCCCAATAGAGTTTCTTGCCTTTGCCTTCAACTCGTCAGACACCATACTCATAGGAGAGTTGGTCTGCTCTACGAAGCAGTCGAAAGCGCCGTAACGACTGCCCCTAATCTCATACTTGTCCAAATTCGAGTTCGCTCGAATGTTTTGGATTCTGGTTGCTACTAAACTCATGGTTTAAAGTTTTTTTATAAGGGTTTACATTATGTGTTGTGCGCTCTTAGTGGCCTTCCCTTCGCTACCAGAGCAAGCGAGTTATCGAATAGGCAAACTTGACACGTTGTTTTCGGTCCTAATCTGCAATAGTTTGTCTTGGAACTCAGCCGAGTCCCTTGTAAGGCCCTCGGACAGCAACGCCTTTTCAATCATCTCGTCCGCTTCCACTTGGCTCTTAGCACCGCTAATATCATAGAGTGATGCCGGATTTCCCTTCGGGGGGTTCGTAGGGGCTGTACCGCCACCCGGTTGGCGCTTGCCGACATCAATAACGTCCTTGAGCGAGGTCTGCATAAGCAGTTCTTCAGCGGTATAAGGACTAAGGTTAGTGGCCGGATTATTAAGGACGTTACCCGCCGCATCGCGGAAAACAAGTCTTTTACCGCCGTTGCCATCCTCAATAAAGTCGGGAGTGCCCTTCTGAAGCACCTCGTTTTTAGCCGAGTCAAGCAAGATTTTGGCGATTCCGTCCGTAATACCGGCCTTAAACTTAATGCCCGCTGTGGCAGCCTTGAACGCATAGTCCAAATGAACGGCCTTAATCTGCTCGTTAAGGGCCTGCTTCTGCTTGTCGAACTCTGCAACATTAGTAGTAAGCTGAGTCTGAAGCTGGCTAACAAGGTTCTTAGCGTCTTTCAGCTGTTGCTTGAGGTTTTCATCGCCGGCATTGGCCGCCAACTTCGCCTTTAGGTCCTCGATGGTCTTGTTCGCATTAGCGAGCTGGGCGGCCACTGTAGCGTTAGCGCCCTCCTTGCTTTTATATTCGGTCAGAATGCGCTTCAAAAAGTCGTATGACTTCTCGCCAGGGTTCTTCTGCATACCGGTTACAGCAAGGATATCGGCATCGTAGCGCCCGTGAAGTTCACCTATCTTCGTGCCGATAACGTTTTGCTCGTCATTCTGTGACATTTCCGCAATAGCGGACAACTGGGCGTCTGTTAGACCCGCCAAGTTCGTGTTGGCCTTTAAAGTTTCAATCGTTAGCATTTTGGGATACTTTTTATTTAACAACTAGTGCCTCCGCTTCGCCATAAGGGTCGTGAAGCACTTCGGCTACGTTCAGACCCAGACAGTTGTGGTAGGTCTTAAAGCGGTCGAACTCGTTTTTAGTCATATTCATAATGAACAGCTTCGCGACTTCCTTGCCGGTCCGCTCATCGTAGCGATTGCCCTTGTAGACACGAAGGATAACATTTCGTGAATACCGAGGGTCTACAACAAAAGCTGGCCCCTCACTAAGTGCCTTGTTATCCTCGTTTAACTTGGCCTGCTCCTCTTTGAGCACCCCGTTAACCTCATCTAACTTGGCCTGTAGCTCATCGGTCCACCTTTCGGGGTTGCTACTCTTGGCCGCCTCCAGCTTGGCCCGAACCTCCTGGAGTCTCTGTAAATCGTTCTTTTTTGACATATTCTCTTAACTTTTTGGAAATTCGTTCCACTTTTTCTGACATAGAAAGGTTTTCGCCGAAGTTCACGATGTTGATGTTCTCCCGCTCGAACTTGTCTATGTAGCCGATGAAGTTCAGTTTCAAAACAACTTTGTCCCTGTCCAAAAGGCCCTTCTCGTACAAGTTAAGCACTTCTGGCATAGTCTTGTGAGGGTACGGCTCGAGCTGCTTTAAAAGCAGCATTCTGGCCAACGCCGCGGGGTCATTCTTATACTCAACCTCGATTATCTGCTGCGACAGAGAGTCAAGCTCCGCCTCACTGGCACCATTGTCCTTCGCCTTCTTGAACTTGTCGTAAAGTTCGTCAATGGTGAATACGTAAAACTCGGTGCCCCAGTTGATATTTGACGAAATGAACGCCTCGCCGTAGCGCAATCTGCACACCGTATCGTCTACGAACTTCTGAGCCGACTCAAAATTAGTTTTAAGGTTCAACAACACAGCCGTCTTGGCCTCAAAGTTAGCCGCCACCTGAGTCTCGTTGATAGCCTCCTTCTCGCTCACGGAGCCGCCTACTCCAACAACCTCGTTGATAATCTCATTTCTCAGACGAACGCACTCGTCTACGTTGTATGCGAGTGACTTATCATCAACAGTGGTTATAGTGACGGGTTGGTGCAAGTCAGCCACACCATCCTGAACGTTCGGAACAGGTATCTCCAAGAACGAGCCCGGACCGGCAATACGCCTGTTGGAACAGCACGGACACGGCTCGAGCGAGCCGTCTGCGAGTACTTTATACTCGCCTTTCGCATTCCTCAAGAAGCCGCCGTCGCAATAGTCACCCGTCTCGTTATTCGAGTAGTTGCAGTCGGCCTCGTAGGCACTGTAGATAGGGTATGGGGCATACAGGTCAAGATGCCTTTTTGACGTAGAGAAGAACAATAGCCAGTCAAGGTTGCTCAACTCTTTGGTAAGCGGGTTCTGCTTCACCTCCTTGTCCTGCTCGTTCACCTGACTTTGCCAAAAGAAGCGTGCCGGACAATAGCCGAGCCCGTGGGCCGTCTGCGTGTCAACGCCGATAATCTCAAGTGTGCCCTCCTTGCAGTTGAACACTCTGATATACTCATCATCGAACACGGCCACCTTGTCATTGGGCTGCCTGAACGCTATCCACTTCAACTGAGTGCCGTCTACAGTCTCGTAGTCGATGATGTCGTCAACCTCGAGGAAGTAGAAGTACGGCTCAGGCCGCAGTCCTGACTGTTCTCTCGGCAAATCGACAACAAGCACAGAGTTAGGTGAAACCTGCATCCGCTTCCACGCCGTTTTGTGCCAAACCAATGGCTCGTTCAGTTTGGCGCGTCTGTAGTTGTGCCAGTCCTCAAGTAACTCCTGACTTGAGAATTGATACGTGATAGACGAATTGCGCGAGTGGAATACGCGTTCCAGTTCCCTGTACACATCATCCACAACGGCTGTCGTACTCAGTGGAAACTTGAACAGGCCCAAAAAGATAGTAAACTTATCCTTGGGCAGGAACCCCCTCACCCAGTCCAAAAAGTCCGAAGCGGGCTGACGTATGTCACCGCTGCTCAGATTGGTCTCGGTGTGGAAGCGCAGCCTCTTCTGAAGCGCCGACGCCTTCATCAGCTGCCGGCCCTTCTGGGGCTTTGCCAGGAAATTCCGTATCTCGTTTAACTCTAATGCCATCTTTTTCTGAGTAGTAATACTTAGAGCCGGGTTTGATTCTCCAGCCTCCGTTGGCCGCGTCACCCAGGGCAAGCAGGCGCTCGGCATGGTCAATGGCGAACGCCCTCTCTTTCCCCTGCGGTGTCACTAGGAGGACTTGTGTAGTCTCCCTAGCCATGTTACAAGTCGGTTAAAGGGTTGTAGTCGAAGGTCGAGGCCTTCAGAATTTTCAAGTCGTCAGACCAGTTAGGCAGGAACTGCCAGCTGATTTCGTTAGAGTCAACCTCCTCGAAGCCGCCGAACTTCTTATCGCCGACAAACAATCGTGCGATAGGGATAGGCTTGTAGTGCTGGGTAGAGGTGCTGCCCGAAGTGGTTGTCCCACCGTCAAGACAGCCGATATTGCCGTTCTCGTCAACAAGGTACACGCCAATGTTCTCGCACATGAAGCCCTTCAGAACCTTGATAACCGACTGCTGCTCCTGATAGATTGCGCCGGTGAAGTTGGTAGGCTCGCGACCGATAACCATCTCCTGACCTCCGAGTGTCTGGTTGCCGCCGCCAAAGGTACGGGCCGCACCCGGTTCGGTAGTAGGGTTGCAAAGGTAAGGAGACACGACAATCTTGGTAGCGTCAGCCGCGGTTAAGAGGGCAGCCATAGCGGTCTTAGCGGCTATGTCGCCGGCTGCAATAGTGTTCTCGCCAGCCGCGCCACGAATACGCTGGAAAATGACCTTTTGAATTTGGCCAAATGACTCTTTACAAGCGCTAGCCGTAATGCTAGCGAGTGACGCCGCTTCAGGGCATCCACAATTTAGTCCCATATTTAGTTTTTGTTTTATGTTAGACAAATGCGCTCGCTAGTACACGTTTTAGCCAACGCTATACTTTTATCTTGCAAATATAAGTTATCTTTTGCTATAAATCAATACCCTACGCACATTTATGGAGGGTTAAATTTCAC